TGAAGTTGAAAGAGTGAACGATAAAGGTGAACTTGAGAAGGTACCAGCCACACTGACCAAGACAGTATCAAAATATATACCGCCTGATGTCGGAGCCTGTCTTTCCATATTGAAGAACAATAAGTCGAAGGAATGGTAAGGCAATGAACCAGGATGAACTTGAACGATGGATATCCACACTCATTGCAGCCAGCAACCTTCATGAGTTCTATACATCAGGCCTGTGGCTGAAGTTAAGAGAGGAAGTACTAAGTGAATTTAAATATGAATGTCAGCACTGCAAGGCCAGAGGTTTTTATAAAAGGGCTGATACGGTTCATCATGTTCAATATGTAAAGAAGCATCCAGGGCTGGCACTTAGTAAATTCTACGAGTATGCCGGCAAGACATATCGGAACCTGATTCCGCTTTGTCATGACTGTCATGAAAAGGCACATGAGTACAGGCAGAAGGATAAACCGAAGCCATTAACAGAAGAACGATGGTGATGGATACCCCCGGTCGAAACAAAACGCGTTTTAATTCCGACCCTCTTGACTCGGCATCGGGGTAGACAAGAGATATTTTTTCAAATTCTCACGTAATGGGGGTGGTAGAATGGCCACGAATGCAAGCACGAAAAAGCTACTCCAGTCGGAGCTCTTCCAGGAAATCCGGAAGGACCTGCTGGACCAGTTGGAGAGAAACGGTACCGTCGGAAAGTACTTCGCCGATCTGGTGGAAGACTATATGGACCTGTGGGTGACAAAGTGTCTCCTGATTCTGGATATCAGGCAAAGGGGAGTCAACACAATCTGGGATAATGGCGGCGGGCAGAAGGGACGGAAGAAAAACGATTCGGTGGATCTTCTGATCAAGACCAATGCACAGATGCTGAAGCTGCTGGCCGAGTTGGGGATCAAGCCGTCACGGACGGAAGGTGATGCCGGTGGTGATGAGGAGATGTAATTATCATCCCTTTATTGATTCCTACATGGATGACAACCGGTCCGGAAAGATACCGGCATGCAAGGACCTGCTGCTGGCGATGGACTACATTGAGTTCAAGCTGGACGATCCGGACATTTTCATTGACAGTGGCAAGATAGATAAAGCAGTCGAACTGATACAGAAATACTTCGAGATAGAGCTCCTTGACTGGGAGCTCTTTGTTATTGCCCTGATCCACTGTTATTACAAGTCCATCGACATGGTTGTCTTTGACGAGATTTTCATTATGATGGGCAGGGGTAACGGTAAGAACGGATTCATCTCCCCGGTGAGTTGGTACCTGACTACCCACTACCATGGGATCCAGGGATACAATGTCGACATCATTGCAAACAGCGAAGACCAGGCAGAGACTTCCTTCAATGATGTGTATGCGGTGTTGGAGAAGTTCTGGAACAAGCTGAAAAAGTTTTTCTATAAATCAAAGGAGATTATCAAGAATCTCAAGACGAACTCATACATCAAGTTCAATACTTCGAATGCCAGGACAAAGGATGGGAAACGGTCAGCCTGCCTGATCTTCGATGAAATACACGAGTATGAGAACTATAGCACAATCAACGTGTTCACCTCGGGCTTTGGAAAGCGGAAGCATTCCAGGGCCTTTTATATTACCACCAACGGCCATGTCCGGGAGGGCGTCCTGGATGACAAGCTGGCTATAGCGCACGATGTCCTCAATGGAATTATCAAGGATATTGGCATGCTTCCGCTGATCTACCGGATTGATAAGGAGGAGGAAGCCAAGGATCCAGAAATGTGGAACAAGGCAAATCCTTCGCTGAGATTCTTCCCGGAGCTGCAGAAAGAAATGAACAAGGCCTTCACGCTGATGAAGTACCAGCCGAGCGTGGAATCCGACTTCTTTACGAAGCGGCTGAACTTCCCGAAGGGCAACCGGGAGCAGCAGGTCACCGAATGGGATAACATCAAGGCGACGAACAAGCCCCTCCCGGACCTGGCCGGCTGGTCCGCCGTTGTCGGGATCGACTATACGAAAGTGACGGACTGGGCTTCGGTGGATATCCACTTCCGGAAAGGTGAACTCCGGTATGATATCTCACACTCCTGGCTCTGCCTTAAATCCGCTGATATTCCCCGGTTTAAAATCCCATGGAGGCAGTGGGCAGAGGAAGGGCATTTGACCATAGTGGACGATGTGGAAATTAGCCCGGATCTGATTGTTGGATATATTGCGGAACAGGCAGTAAAGTACAACATTCTTAAAATCGCGATGGATAATTTCCGGTATGCACTTCTTGCAAACGCATTGAAGAAAATCGGGTTTGATGCTGCCGAGCGCAAGAATGTGAAGCTGGTACGGCCGTCGGACATCATGAAGGTGGTGCCGGTGATCGACAGCTGCTTTGTCAACCAATATTTCATCTGGGGAGACACGCCGCCTCTCCGGTGGGCTGCCAACAATACGAAGCTGATTGCATCCGGAAAGAAGGAGGGCACGGACACTGGCAACTTCTACTATGGCAAGATCGAAGCGAAGAGCAGAAAGACCGACCCGTTCATGGCTCAGGTGGCGGCTATGATCATTGAGGATGAACTGGGGGACGGAGGCATGACGGAGACTCCGGATGAAGGAGTGTACACCTATTAGGAAAGGAGGGAGAGAGGATTGGGATTATTGACATGGATACGGGAACGGCTCCTCAACGGACAGACCGTGGATGTGGAGGTCAATTCGGAAGAGTTCTTCAATATAGCTGCGGAATTGTATATTAGGAATCTGGCTTTCGAATCGGCTGTGAACTTCATCAGTAATACGGTCAGCAAGTGTGAGTTCAAGACATTTCTTCGGAACAAGGAAACCAAAGGCCCGGAATACTACCTGTGGAATATTGAGCCGAACCGGAATCAGAACTCCAGTGGGTTTATACACAAATGGATTTCAAAGCTTTATGAAAATAATGAATGCCTGATCATCACGGCCAATGACCAGCTCCTGGTTGCCGATTCATTCGCAAAGAAGGAATTTGCCTTGTTCGACTATCAGTTCTCACAAGTTGCTGTCGGTGATTTCACATTCAACCGTACATTCTTGATGAACGAAGTACTGTACTTTCAATTGAACAACAAGGATATCCGGAAGCTGATCAACGGAATGTATGAAAGCTACGGCAAGCTCATCACCTACAGTCAGAAAAGTTGGCTGAAGTCACGGGGCAACCGGGGGATTCTGAATGTCGATGCCACTGCCCAGGGGAAACAGAATTATAAGGAGACTTTTGAGAAGCTCATGAACGAGCGATTCAAGTACTTCTTCAACGCAGAGAATGCCGTGCTGCCGTTATTCGACGGGTATACATTCACGGACATCGGCTCAAAGACCTACAACAGCGAAACGTCGCGGGACATCCGGGCGATGGTGGACGACATCTACGATTTCACCGCCCGTGCGTTCAACATTCCGCCGGCGTTGCTCCGGGGAGACCTGGCAAACCTCGGTGATGCTGTGATCAGCAACTATCTGACGTTCTGTATTGATCCCCTGACGGACATGCTGTCCGAGGAAATCAACCGCAAGCGGTCCGGATATTCCGCATACAGCAAGGGCACTTACACCAGGATCGATACGAAGACGATCAAACATGTCGACCTGATGGGAGTGGCGGCTGCGGTGGACAAGCTCATTTCATCCGGCTGCTTCTGCATCAACGATATCCGGAAGGCTGTCGGGGATGAGATCATCGATGAGCCGTGGGCATGGCAGCACTTTATTACGAAGAATTACTCCACGGTGGAAGACCTGCTAAAAGCACTTGAAGGAGGTGAGACAAAATGAAGAAATACTACCAGCTTGTCAGAGAAGGCAGCGAGGCGAACATTTACGTCTATGGTGATATTACATCATGGGAATGGTTCGAAAGCGATGTTTCCAGCTATACGCTGTCAAAGGAAATCGAGGGACTGGATGTCGACACCATCAATGTCTACATCAATTCCTACGGAGGAGAAGTGGCGGAAGGGCTTGCCATCTATAATGCACTGAAGCGGCATAATGCCAGGGTGAAAACCTACTGCGACGGTTTCGCATGTTCAGCTGCCAGCGTCGTGTTCATGGCCGGAGTCGAACGTATCATGTCAATCGCATCGTTGCTGTTCATCCACAATGCATGGGAATATGCAGCCGGGAACTCAAATCAACTGCGCAAAGCGGCAGAAGACCTGGATATCATCACGCAGACTTCGGTGAATACCTATCTGAATGTCGTAAATATCACAAAAGAAGAACTGCAGCGGATGTTGGACGATGAAACATGGATCCTTCCGGAGAATGCTCTTGAAATGGGATTCGCAACATCAATCATCAATGATGCCACCGGCAAGGGCGCGAATCAGAGCGTCAGAAAAAACCTGATGCAGGTGATCATTAAAGCACAGCAAACGGAGAGACCGCCTCACGGGAGCACGGATCCAGCGAATATGGATGGAACGGAAGTGGATCCTCCGGGAACTGCACCGGCCGGCAAGGATAC